CATAGTATCTGGCTCTAGTGCAGCCCTTACATCTGTAACTGCTACATCAGGTTTTACAGGTTCATTACTTGGAACTGCTTCATTTGCTACTACATCTCAAACGGCATCTTATGTGCTGCAAGCTGTAAGTGCATCATTTGCTACTACATCCTTAACCTCAAGTTTAGCTTTAAGAGCATCTGGTTCATTAACTGGTTCACTTTTAGGTACCGCTTCATTTGCAACAACTGCTTCAATTGCTACATCAGCTTCTTATGTAACAACTTTAAGAGCTGCTGGATCAACCAATAATGTACAATATAATAGCAGTGGAGTTTTAGGTGGTAGTTCTAGATTCACATTTGATGGTTCAACTGTCTCTATTGCAGCAAGCATATTCGCATCTGGGTCTATAGGTGGTATCGACACATTAGGTACAATTGGTGGTGGTAAACCAGTTTTATTTGATCAAAATGGTACGGTTCGAGTTCAATGGGTAAATGGTGTATTGGGCGATATTAGTGGAGTTACAGCAATATATTGGGACGCTAGAGAAGCTTACGATACTGCTGGAAACACATCAATAAATTGGGACGCTAGAGCAGCTCTCGATAGCGCTGGAAATGGATCAATAGATTGGGAAGGCAGAAGAGCTTTTGATAGCGCTGGAAACACATCAATAAGTTGGGAAAACAGAGCAGCTCTTGATAGTGCTGGAAATGGATCAATAGATTGGGAAGGCAGAAGAGCTTTTGATAGCGCTGGAAACACATCACTAGATTGGGAAAATGCACAATTTTATGGTACCGCTTCACTTGCTTCAACAGCCTCATATGTTAATCCACTTATACAAGATGTAATAATCACAGGCTCATTTATTGTTACCGGATCAACAGTATTATCAGGGTCATTGCGAGGCAATGTATCATCAGTATCAATAGCATCACAAACAGCATCCATTAACTTAGGCACTGGCAATTTTTTTACATTAACATTAGCAAATGCTACAACTACACATATTGCATTTACAAACATCCGTCCTGGAAAAACTGCAAACATTAGAGTAACTCAAGGTTCGGGTGGAAACGGTGTTGTATCCTTTCCGTCTGTAGTAAAACAACCATCAGGATCAGCATACACAGGTTCGCAAGTTGCTAACGCTATAGATATTATATCTTTAGTTACTTTTGATTCTACCGATGTTTATGTAAATTCTGTAAGGAGATTAATATAAGCTATGTTTACACCTTTTGCATTTTAACTGATACCCAACCTGTGTTTATTCCAACACCAATACCAGCATCGATACAATATATACTACTTGGAGGAGGATTTACTCAATATAATGCCCCTACCCTTAACCGAATTGCTAAAATAGATGGAAATGGTAATCTAGTTCTAGACTCAACTTTTAATCCCGGAGCAGGATTTAATAATACGGTACATGATATACAACAACAACCCGATGGCAAATATGTTACAGTAGGTGTATTTACTAACTATAGTGGTTCTACTGTTAACCGAATAGTTCGAATGAACCAAAATGGTACTCGTGATACTACGTTTAATGTAGGCACTGGACTAGCCGGCTCAGGACTTTCACTAGCCCTTCAATCCGATGGAAAAATAATATGTGCTAATGCAAGTCAAACATATAGTGGATCTACTGCTAGATATCTAATTAGAATTAACCCTAGTGGTACTTTAGATGATACTTTCAATGCTAATGTAATTCCTACCGACTTATCTTTGGCTTCATCTACTCCAAACGGTTTAGCAATTGATAGTAATGGTTCAATATATTGGGGAAATGCATTTACAACATATAGTGGATCATTTATACCAAACCGTATAGTAAGATTAAACACTAATGGATCAGTAGATGAAACGTTTAATCAAGCTTTTCCAAATTATATAAATAATACAGGAAAAGGAGCAAATAATACAGTAAACGCATTATTACTAATATAAACTTTAATAAAGGAAAAATTATGACACTTAAAGAATTCTTACAAGACAAAACTTTAGAAGCAGTTGAATTAATCGACTTTGATTACAACCAAATTATTAACGTTTATGTTGATGGAGCCGGCTATGGTTTAGCCATAGATACTTCAAATGTTCCATGTGGAACCCCATTAACATACACAACAGATTTTACCTTAGATGGAGATGTCCTTTCTGTAAGTGACTTCTCTATCAATACAAATGATGTTAACATGCTAGGCATGTCATAAACAACTTTACAAAAAATCAAGCATATTCATTAATACAAAAACACACGTTATGAGTACAATGAAGTTTACGCAAGAAGAATTAATTGCTCAAAAAGAAGCAGAACTTTTAGCAATGTATGAAGAATTACAAAAACTAAAAGAAAATCAATAAATATTAATTTATTTGTAACATAGTTTTGAATGGAGTATCTTGGAATGCTTTTTATTAATTTAGAAAATTACCACCATATTTATATAAAAGAAGTTATATGGAAAAAAAAGTTTTCTCAACAGAAGAAATAACTCAAATCAAAGAGTTACAAGATAAGTACAACACTTTAGGTGCTCAATTGGTGCAACTAAAGCTTGCACAAAAAAACACTAGAGAGTATTTAGAAACATTAGATGCACAAGAAGCGCTAATAGAAGAAGAAATTTTTGAAGCTAACAAAGCAGAAAAAGCACTAGCAGCAGAGTTAGATGTAAAGTATGGTGAAGGGTCTTTAGACCTAGAATCTGGTGAATTTACACCAAATTCATAACAAAAGTAAGGTTTCGAGTTACGTTGTGATATTTATATTAAAAATTAACAACAAAACATAACAATGGCCGAAAGAATAGTATCACCAGGTGTTTTTACAAACGAAAAAGACCTATCTTTCTTACCTGCAGGAATTGCAGCAATTGGAGCAGCAATTATAGGACCCACCCTTAAAGGACCTGCATTTGTACCTACTCAAGTAGAAAACTTTGACGATTTTATTGCAAAGTTTGGTGGCTTGAGTGAAGAGACTTATGTACCGTATGCGGTTAAGAGTTATTTAAACAGCGCAGCAACAGTAACAGTTGTGCGTGTTCTTCAAGCAGGAGGATATAGTGCAACAGCAGTACACATCTTGCACACTACTGGATCTGACACTAGATTGGTTGGTGTTATCATGCCAACTACCGCTCTTGGTTTTTCAACCGGTAATACCTATGACAATTCAAACTTCCACACTTCAGGTTTCCATGGAGGTAGTGCAACTGGTTCATTTGGATTTACATTATCTGGATCAGGAGTTACTGCACAGAACCTAACTGGATCCCTTTTACCGTCTAGTCCAAACTCACTAGCTAACGTGCTTGGCCAATCAGTAAAAGGTGCTAAAAAAGGATATCTTCACAGCTGGTTTGGTGATTTTTTAGCTACTAATCCAGGTAAGTCAGGTTCTATAACTTTCAATTCATCATCAACTGCTTTAGTAGATTACTCAAGTTCAGTCTACGGTGAGTATGCACCAGCACAAACACCATATATTACTTCTCAAATTATTGGAGGTTCAAAACTTCAATTGTTCCAAGTGTATTCTTTGGCTGATGGTTCTAATACAAATACAACTTTCAAGATAAGCATTATTAATAGCATCTTACCAGGAGCAGATCCAGGTTCAGATTATGGTTCGTTTACTTTGCTAGTTCGCGAATATGATGATACAGACCAGCGACCAATAGTTCTTGAGTCTTATTCAAACCTTAATCTAGATCCAGATTCACCTAACTACATCGCTAGAAGAATTGGAGATCGCAACTACACTGTAAGCGACGAAGGCGTTGTGAATCGTTTAGGTGATTACAATAACGTATCTAAATATATCCGAGTAGAGTGTGTTGATGATGTAAAAAACAAAGCAATTAGCGCAAACGTAAAACCGTTTGGATTCGAACCACTGGTTCAACCAATATCATCTAGCTACGAATTCCCATCTTACGTCCTCGAAACATCAACTCCAGAAATCAACTCAGCTTTCAGCAAAAAAGCATACTATGGATGGGATTTTACATCTTTAGACAATGATAACTGGTTAAGACCTTTAGCTAAAGGAACAGCACAAAAAGGAACAGGATTTAACCTTGATGAGTGTTTTATACACCCTAATGCTTCTAAAGTAAACGACAACTCAACGTTTGTAGGAGGTTCAAGCATCTCAGGTTCAACATTTGTTGGACTAGATGTAGCTGGTGTTCTTAAATTTACCATTCCACTTCAAGGTGGATTCGATGGAACAGATCCAGCAGTTATTAAAAAAGTAGGTTCAGCTGCTACAGCAACTAATTTGTTCGGTATGAACTGTAGCACTGCAACAGCAGCAGGAGGTCAGGCATATATTAAAGGACTTAGTGTAATCAGTAACGCTGATGAGTTTGATATCAACTTAATTGTAACACCAGGAGCAACAATAGCAGATCACTCAGCTATCATTAACAAGGCAATTGAAGTTGCTGAGGATAGAGGAGATTGTTTTGTGCTAGCTGATCCGGTAACTCAAGGCAGTACAGTAGCAGCCGCTGTTGCAGCAGTAACTGATAGTGGAATTGATACTAACTACGCAGGAACTTACTGGCCTTGGGTTAAAATTATTGATACAGACAAAAACAAACCAGTATGGGTTCCACCTTCAGTGGTAGTACCACGTGTAATAGCATTTAATGATTCAGTAGCATATGAATGGTTTGCACCAGCAGGTCTTAATCGTGGAGGCATCTCAGAAGCGGTTGATGTAGAATTAAGATTAAACCAGGCGCAAAGAAACGACCTTTACGAAAATAAAATTAATGCAATTGCAACCTTCCCTGGACAAGGAATTTGTATCTGGGGTCAGAAGACACTTCAAGCTAAGCCTTCTGCATTAGATAGAATTAATGTTCGTCGATTGTTAATTACATTGAAGAAATTTATTGCCTCTTCAAGCCGTTACTTAGTGTTTGAGAACAACACAACTACAACACGTCAGCGATTCTTAAACATTGTAACTCCTTACTTAGAAACAGTAAAAGCTCGTCAAGGATTGTTTGCTTTCCGAGTTGTTATGGACGAAACAAATAACACTCCAGACATTATCGATAGAAACATCATGTATGGACAGATATTTATTCAACCAGCAAAAGCAGCAGAATTTATTATACTCGACTTTAACATACTTCCTACTGGAGCAAGTTTTGAAAACGCTTAATACTTATTAATAAAGACGCATGGCAAATTTAATTGAAAACAACGAAATATTCTACACACCCTACGAACCCAAGGTACAGAATAGATTCATCCTATCGATAGAAGGCATCCCAGCTTTCTTGTGTAAGAAAGTGTCTCGCCCAGGTATTGAGTGTGGTGAGGTGGTATTAGATCACATTAACATTATCCGTAAGATGAAAGGAAAATGTAAGTGGAATGATATTACCATCACAATGTACGATGCGATTGTTCCTTCTGGAGCTCAAGCAGTAATGGAATGGGTACGTGTATCTCACGAATCAGTAACAGGCCGTGATGGATATGCAGATTTCTACAAAAGAGATTTTGATATATTTGTACTAGGACCGGTTGGTGATAAAATCGAGAACTGGAAAGTTAAAGGATCTTACATCAAAACAGCAACATTCGGTGACATGGACTGGTCAACTGAAACCCCAGTTGAAGTATCTTTAACACTAGGAGTTGATTACTGTGTATTAGAATACTAAGATCAAAAATAATAACAATAAAGAGTCTCACTAACAAAGTGGGACTTTTTTATTTTAGCGACATATTTATAAGAAAGTTACTAATTAATTTTATCTATGAGCAAAGTTGTGAACGATGAGTACCCAAAAGGAAAGCAGGTACTAACTGACGAAGAAATCAAAGCCAAATTTTTAGAGGGAGCATTCAACACCGGAACAGTTGAAACTGTTTCTGCAACTCCATCTATTGTACCTACCGAAGTAATTGACCTACCATCCAAGGGATTCTTTTATCCAGAAGGACATCCATTGGCTAATGGAAAGATTGAGATGAAGTATATGACAGCTAAGGAAGAAGACATCTTAGCATCTCAGAATTTAATTAAGCAAGGTGTAGTAATTGATAAACTATTACAATCCTTAATCGTAACTAAGATCAATTATAATGATTTGCTTACAGTAGATAAAAATGCAATCTTTATTGCATCACGTATTTTAGCTTATGGAAAAGATTACGAAGTTGAAATTACTTGTCCTAACTGTGGTGAGAAGTCTAAGCATGTTATTGACTTGGGTGAGTTTGAATCAAAAGAAGTCAACTGGGATCGATTCACTCCAGGGCAAACAACACATACTTTTGATCTTCCAATTGCAAAAAACAAACTTTCTCTTAAATTTTTAACTCATGGTGATGAAAAGAAAATTGAAGAAGCTATTAAAGGATATAAAAAACTAAGTAAAGTTTCTGGAGTTGATCCAGAATTAAGTACACGATTAAAGCATCTAATTGTTGCAGTTGATGATAATGAAGACCGAGCGTTTATCAACAAGTATGTAGACAATATGCTATCTCGTGATAGTTTAGCTCTCAGAGCTTACCTAAAGGAAGTGACACCGGACATCGATACAACATTCAGCTTTGAGTGTCCACACTGTCAATTTGAGCAAGAAAAGATGGCTATGCCCATCAATGTTAACTTTTTTTGGCCTGGGGTCTGATTACAGGCCCATGATGCAGGATCAGATCTTTGATCTGATGTATTACGGAAAAATGGGATGGACTTACACTGAGTTGTACAACTTACCCGTACACCTACGAAGATACTATTATCTAAAGTTAGTAAATATTCGTAAAAAAGAAAACGAAGCAGAACAAGCTCAAGTAAATAAGATAAAATCACAATCAAGAAGATAAGCCAACTAAGCGTTGGCTTTTCCTTTACATTGATATTTATATTAAACTAAACACATGAAATCTGACAGCCAAAGACTTCGTGAAGCAATCCGCAACTATGCTCGAAAACTTCAAAAAGAAAACAAGCAAGCGGACGCTAACTGGATCGTAGATAAGATCGCAGCAGCTCTTGACGCAGCCACAAATGACAAAAAAGATTATCAAGTTGCAGCAGCAACTCAAAGCGACGCATTTAAAGATTTAGCAAAAGATCTCAAATCCAGAATGGATAGCGACTCTGACAAGCAAGATGAGGTGTTGAAAGAAACCTTCTTTGACTGGTTAGCAAGTGGAGCTAGAAACTATGTGCACGGAATACTAGATAAAAGAGCTGGATACTTACAAAGCGCAATGAAAAACGATGCTAAACTTCAGCGTATGGCTAAGGATGCAGGATTGAGCGGAAAGGATTTTGAAA